CTAGTCTCTTCTGGAATTTTGATATAGCCTCCATATCTATTATTAATTGATTTGATTTGTTGATGTATTAATAATCTTAATGTTCATATTTATATTTACTATAATTATATTTTTGACTTTAAATCTAGAAGCATCAATGATAATACAGACACTTTTAAGTACAGATGAGAAATTACAATGTTTCATAAATTCAATAACAGGCGTAACAATAATATACCCTATAATAATAATACTCATGCAATATATGACAAGAAGACAACATAAAATAATCAGCACAATGTTTGCAATATTCAAAATGTATCATTTTACAATATCTATTCTTATTTTAATCGGTATATACAAACCAATATTACATATTTTTATTTATATCACATCAATGATATTAATACATCAACAAATCAAATCAATTAATAATAGATATGGAGGCTATATCAAAATTCCAGAAGAGACTAGAGAACATCCAATTTTTAATTTAATTAGAAATAATGATAAGGAAGATTATGTTAGAACCATAGATAAAATAAAACAAGATCCAGTATTAAAAACAATAATTACACCAATTTATTCAAAAGAAATGTTTGATAATAATTCACCACTATTAGAATGGGATGAATTCAAAAATTATATAGACAATAAAACCATTAATCATAAAACAATATACAGACAAAACAATAATTTATTCAATCTAATGTGTGTTATAAATTATTGCATTAATTATATAGGCATTTTTGAGAGTAGTGCACCAAAAATATTAACTCATCCAATAAAAGGGATAACAATAATATTCGATAAGCCTAACTTGATTGATATAATTAAAATATCCCCAAAATCAAGAATAATAACCATTGAAACAAATACAAAAAAGAGGAATATTAAACAAATAAATAAAATATATGTTAATGCTAATATAAACGCAAATTTAGCTTCGTTCAATAATAATCAAATAGACACATTAGTGTTCACATGTAGAGAATTTAAATTCGCACATACAGATTTTTGTCAGATAAATTTACATGACATGTATGGAGCAAATGGTGTAGTTAGAATTATAGGAGATGGACATTGTGGACCAAGAGCATTATCATTTATTGATAACCACAGAGCACCAATACCTTTTTATTTATACCGCATATTAGGAAAATTTGATGAAATATATACAGATATAGCAAAATTAATAGCAGATGAACACTTAATAGATGTAATTGGTATAACACTTGAAAAAGATTTAAAAGAAACTACATACAATTCTATTTTATTCACGAAAGGACATTATGATGTTGTAGTATCGGAAAATTTAGAATACAAAGTATTTAGAGAATTATTTCATAATTATGTCGTTAAAAATTCGAGTGGTATTAAAAAGACAGATATTCGTAGACATACTACCAATATAATAGAAAGATTAGAAGAAAATTCAAAAATAGATGCTATATTTAATTGTGTATTACACAATAAAAAATTTATAGGTTTAAATAATGATTTCAACGAATCAATACAAAATTGTTTAAATGACAAAAGTGAAAAATTGGGTATAAATACAGTAGAAATTGGGGTTTCAAAAATTGAAAATGATGAAAATGTCAGAAAATATTTTGAATACAAACATAAACAGATAAACGAACCATTAGATATCAATTTAATGAATTTCAATTTTATAAACATAAATGATTACAAGCCAAAAACTGAAGAAAACAAAAAAGAAGAAATAGACAAACCAATTTTAAATGAATTCACTGAATATGCTAATGAAGATGAAGAAATTGTAAACACAAATATATCAATAAAGAGTGATAATAAGTATTTGGGTATGCCAATTGATGAAGATGATATTAATAAAGTACCACCACAAATCATTGAAGAAAGCAAAGAGGTAGATACACAAAATAAAAAGAATAGACTCGATGAAGAATTTGATATTGATTTAAGAAATGAAATAAAAATAGAACATAGTGATGTATACATGAAATTCCTAGAATTATGTAGCCAAAAATTAGATGAAGAACCTAAAGATACAAAAACAGAATTAATAATGGAAAGATCTAATGAAATTTCTTTTGAAACAACAAATAAAATAATAACTGATGAAAATAGAGAAATAAATAATCAAAATGAAAAAACACAAAATGAGATAAAAATAAAACCAAATAAAGATGATGAAGATATGTTTAAAAGAATAATTGAGGAACAAGACAAAGAAAGAAAAAGATTAGAAGAATTAAGAGAAATAAAAAATAATCAAATTAATAATAATACTAACAGTATTAATAATTGTGATGATAGTATAATTAGTGAAAATAATGAAAATCTGCCATTAATAAAAGAAGAAAATAAAAATAATAATGATATAACAATAGAAGATATACAACAAGATACAACAGACATAATAAAAACAAATGAAAGCATTGATTTGACAATTAATATTAAAAATAAAAAGAATCAAGATGTTGTGATTGAAACCAATGTTAAAAATATGATACCAACATACTTAAATATTTGCAATGATAACGTCGCTGGGAGGCATCGCATTCAAACAACACGTTTACGACGCACTTGTCACAATAAAATACAAAATTTTATTAACACCATACGCCAATTTTTCTGTTTTCCAGAATTACCAATATCGGGATGTATCCGTATTCTTCTTCAATCTTTGAGAAATAAAATATTTGAATTATTACAAAATATATGTTATTATTTATATCATATTTTCAGAATAACTGCAATAATATCATATTTACCAATAAGAATATGTTATTATTTATCTATTAATACAATTAATCGTATCAGAAATATAATAATAACTTTAGCTAATTTCAATTACAATAATATATTTAGTATAAGATACATAACAAGAAATCATTTTTACGAACAAAGATTAGCTCAAAATGATATCATTAATAATAACGTCTTATACCATCCAATAAATAATATCGATAATTTCATACGTGCATATGGATTAAATCATAACACATACGCTCAATTATTACAAGCTTATAATAACAGAAATAATTTACCAGAAAATATCAGAAATACTATTAATAACAATGAAATGCTTAAAAGATATTTTACAGCAATGCAAATGTTTGATGCTAATGTGAGATTTAATAGAAATGCAACTTTTTCATTAGGATATGCTTTACCAAGTTGTGACCCATTAAAATCAATAATAATACAAGATGCCATATATTATTTTGATATAGAATTGCCTATAGTTGGAGATGTAATAAGAGATCGTGATATTGCATTTATATATATGACAGTACACAAATTCCCAAATAACACTGGTAAATATATATTTCCAAACGAAAATCCAAAGATAAATGTACATGGACCAGAATGCGAAACTTATATAACCGAAAAAGATGGTGAAAAGAATATAATAATGATACCTCATGGAAATGAACCATATCAACATCCTTTTCCAAAAATATTTGGTAAAAATGTCATAAGAGGAGAAGTATTTTCGATGACATATGAAATCAATGAGGATATAACAATAGTATTTCAAGAATTATCACAACATACAGTAGATATTGGTATGTCAGAAATAGCAATAATTCGTGGAACCATATTAAGAAATAAGACATTCCCAACAACACAACAAGTATTACATGAAGTTAATAATGTAATCGTTTCTAATAATATACCATATGTAACAATAATGAACATTAGTGAGACATTCAAAAATGCGTACCCTCAGACATTAGATTTGTTATGTGACAGCATTGGTATAATAAGACCCGATAGATTCCAAATTGGAGGACAAGTTATGGCACCAGGGAGATTTACATTAGCAAATACTATATATGATCATAACCACCATTCTATGTTAGCAACATTGAGGAGAAGAGCACGTAAAATAATATCATATTACACAAGATCAACATATAGAATATATATATCAGGACACAATGAAGTTGAAGGAAATCCAAATTTTTATCATGTACAAAGACCAATATTATGCACACAAGATTATAACCGATTTTATAACGACGTATTAAATAATAATGTTAATCCAAACGTTAATTTCAGTTGTACACATATTGTAGGTCAATCAACTATATGTAATCATTTATTAAATGCTCACAATCAAACATTTATTTATGATTATCCTTACTTAGTATATTTAAAATTCAAAAATTACATCAGGAAAAATTACACATATACTGTTTCAGAAGAGTTAAAGAATGAATTAATGTGCCAATTCAATATTGATAATCCAACTATGATTAGCGATATTTGGTTGTATGATACAGTTGATGAATATATAGATCATGTAAACAAAACATATTTATTAAGGAGAATGGCTAATGCTTTTGATATATCAACAAATGACACAATTATAGCAGAAAAATTTAGGTATTTATATAATTATACAAGATGGATAAGAGAACATAATAACATTAAAGACAATATTGAAAAGAGTTTTATACCAAAAACCCTACATTATATGAATTTCGTATTTAATGATTTAAAATATTATTCATCTTTAAAAAAATTTTCAGGCGAATCAATAGCAACTCTTAAAATATCAATAATAATATTCACTATGCTATTATATGTTATAAGAAGTAATCTAATATTATCTATACCAGCAAACATATTATATAAAATAGCAGACGATATGTTAGATATGAGATTTAATTTTAGAACAATACAAAGTATAATCCAAATATATTATATATACAATTCCATGATTGAAACATATAATAACATTGTCTCCTCAAAATTAAAAGAAGCCATCATAAGTTTAATAGATAATTTACTTATACTATATATAAGTGATACAACAATTCTTATATACTATTTAATAATATATGTAGTATTAACACCAAAAAGAGCCATTTACATAATAATGATATATTTCATAGCAACAACAATACCAGTAGTATACACTAATAATATATTCATCAAAAATATAAAACATTTTGATAATCAAAGACCAACCATAGCAAATATTGGAAAATGTTATTATTTACTAAAACATTGTATAAACGGAGAAGCAAGAAGAGTAATAAGCGATTTCAACTTTTGGACAAGATGTGCAGGCATGTTACATGTATATAGATCAGACAATGACAGATTAAACTTTGTTGAAGTAAGCCAAGAACCATGTTGTAAACAAGAAAAACCGGAAATAGCTGGAAAATATTTGATAAAACCAAGATTACCAAGAATTAGTCCCAATGAATATATACCATCAGTATATCATAAATGTCTTTTAACAGCTGTACATCCAGTAGTAAATAGACAATTAAAAATGTTATCATTTCCATTTGCTCAATTAGTAAGGGGTATTATAATAGCATATGCATCAAATTATGTTAGAATTATTAAAAATAGAATCAACAACATATTCTATTATTCAGTGCAAAAATATTATGATCATTTATCCACAAAACAAAAACAAGAGTTCAATGATGTCAAAAAAGAAATAGAAAAAACTGGAAGAATAAAAACATCAAATATACTAATATTTGGCATATTTCAAAAATTAGGAGAAAAATTAATAAATACAGTCGGATCTTTATCAAAAGTACGAAATATTTCTGGATCACCATCAACACTAAAATATATAATTGGCCCATTCATTTATGCTATTCAAAAACTTATATATAACATTGATCCAGCTCATTCAATTCCAGGTTCAGATATGAAATTATCAAGAGAAATCAATGAATCTTATAAAAAATTAAGATCAAGAAACGTGTTAGCGATATCTATAGATGGATCATCATTTGATTCAACACAATTCAAAATAATACTGTTTTGTATTGATTTATATATATATACATCAATATTGATGATAACTCCGTTACATACATTACATTTTCCATTTATGGTAATTTTTACAGCATTATCAACTCTTGATATAATAGGGTATAGTAGTGTGATAGGATACATAGTCAGAGGGACAGTGCCATCAGGAAAATCAAATACAACATTAGGAAATTCACAAAGATCAGCATTTTATGTCAGATTGATTGCCATATCTGCACAACTCATTGAAGGTATAGATTTCACATTTAGAGCAACAGGAGATGACATTTTTATAATAATATGTGCCGATAAAGTAAAAGTATTCTTGGAACATACTAATATAGTTTACGGAGAACAGATAATATCAATGCATCAAATAGCAAAGAAAATATTAGTAACTGAACTTGAACATGCTGAGTATTTGTCAATGAAAGTTATATTAATTGATGGTGACATATACTTTATTAAAAGCCCAACAAGAGCAATATCAAATTCATTTTTAAGCACTAAAATACATCAAAATACAAATAAAATAAATGAAAATAATATAAAAGTATGCATAAAACAATCTTTATATACAACGTTATACACAATTCCACTATTTAAAAGATTAATTGATGAAATAGAAGTTGAAGAAATAGATCAAGAGAAATTTAAAAACTGGATAAAAAAGAAAGTTAATAATGACAGAGATTATTTAAGATTATACAATAATTTTTATGAAGAAGACAACCTAACTAATTTTATTATAAATCATAATAAACACAGATATATCAAAAATTGGTTATCAAGAATATACAACATAAATCAAAATGACAATGAAGAGACAATGATACAGAAATTTTATGATTACACTCCAGTTGAAATAAATATTGTACATGAAAAAATTGAAATATTTGATATACAAGAATTAATCGATTTAACACATCAATACTTCGATAAAATAGAATTTTATGGCACATTCAAAAATAACAACATAAATTTAACAATCGACTACAATGAAGAATGGAAACATCATGAATTAATAAAAGGGAGACTCAATATATACGTAGAGAGAAATAATAGATTTGAATTAGAAATGCTAAATCCAGAAAATTATCAACAAATACTAGGAATAACAATAAGAGATTTAATCAAAATCAATTTTGAAACAAATAATAAAATAAATATTATTAATAGAAGAAATAATAGAGATAGAATCGTAACATACACTATTAATAATAGAAATAGAATTTTTTATTAAAGTTAAATATGAGCAAAATAATAGCACTTAGAGAAAGTGTAACCAGGTACGGGTGAAATACGTTAAATTGTTAGATATGTATATTAATGTATATATATAAATGTCAGCGTGCCATATAGCACGCTAAGTTTTTAAAATAATTTAAATGAGCGACTTAATAAATATCAATGATAATAAAAATGAAATCAATCTTCCCAATAATGAAGAAATTCCAAAAGCCAATAAGTATAATATACCACAACAATTTGTTGAACAATTCACATATAACAAAGATGGTGTAGATTTATATGAACTTGAATTAAGGAATAGAGGTAATGTACCAACTTTTAATGATCCAAAAATACAAATGAGTTTAAGAAAAAATAGATTAGACTACAATCCAAATGGATCATTTCAACTAGGTATATTAGAAGAAAGAAATTCACTATACAATATGTTAAAATCACCAGACATGATAAGATTAATCAATTCTAGAAGACAAGGTATTGACATAACACAAGATGATATCGAGGTTGTAAAATATATACCAAATTCTAGATTCGCATGGTTTAACAAATTAATAAAATCAGCTATATTAAATGATATGACAACATGTGATCAACAAGCATTATTAAAAATATGGTTAAGTCCAGAAAACAGAGGCAGATTACAAAAATTATCAAATAAATTAGTTGATCAGAGATTACCTGATTTCACTATGATGCCAACAAATAGATCAGGTATGAGATACAAATGTGAAAAAGGAGTTGTAAGAGCTAATTTTTATAATCCTGGATCAGTTGCGTTACCATATGAAGACACAGGGAAAAATAATGGAGAATGCCACGGATGTACATCAACAAAAGTCCAAAAAGAAGATGTAATAAAAGTGATCGACAATATAATAAATGTACAAAATGATT